ATGCTTGACTATATGTTAACTGTTATATTGACAACTCAAAAGAAGGGATTGTTTGATGTAGCAATGCTCAAACTGAACTATGAGGCTCTCGCTTCCAAAATTCATCTCAGTTTGCAAGGCCATCGGGACAGTAAGGGCAAGTTTGATTGGGCAAGTGCTGTTCTCGACGCGGGCATTATCAGCGGTATCACGTTTTTCACTGGCTTAGGAACGTTAGCATCGAGCTGTGCCATTACACCTGACAGCTTGTGTGTTCTTTTGAGCGCGGTAGGCGCAGAGTTTATGGGGATTCTTGCAACCAAGCGTGGGCTAGTGAAAAAAGTTTAGGGCGATAGAAATTGGAAGCTAAAACAACAATCACTATTCCTGAAGCCTACCGGGTTATCATTGAGGATCTACGTCTCTTGCAGAGGGACGGCCAGAATCCCAACAAGATGACGGAGAAACAGAAGGCGTCCACTTGGAAAAGTCTCTGTGACTTTGGCTGGATTTACCCCATAGTCACAAACAAAGACGGCATGTTGACGGATGGCGAGCAGCGCGTCGATGTATGCTTAGAGCACAGCGAGTTCTTCGGTCCCGTTCTGCGTTTACCGGTGGAAGATGTGGATCGGCGAATCCTGCGTCAGGTCTTAAACAAGCTCAAAGGCACACATGACAAGCTCTTAGATGCCCAGGAATTCAAGCGCATAAAAGAAGCGGGTGGAAAAGAAGAGTTACAAGGCGTGCTCGGCATAACTGACGAGACACTTGACCGCTATGATAAGCTTCTTGACGACGCAGAAAACGAGCAAGGAGCCCTTCTTGATAGTTCTTTCGAGATAGTCGTTAAATGCAAAGATGAGCCTCAGCAACAGGAACGTTTTGGGAAGCTAAAGGATATGTGGGGTGAGGATGTACGGATTTTGACATTGTAGTCGAATGGAACAAACCAAGCAGTTTCCGTGCCCAAAGCGTCGCTAGTAGTTTCACCATTACCGCTGACAAGATGGATAAGCGGTTTACGGGATCCCTTCCAATTGAGACTGAACCTTGGAAGATCGGCGTAATCTGCGGCAGAAGCGCAACCGGCAAAACGACCATCGCTAAGAAGCTTTTTCCGCAGGAATTCGTTAGCGGCTTCACCTATTCGGCGCCTTGCGTTCTGGATGATTTTCCCGAGGACTTGACGGTTGCCCAGATAACCCAGACTCTTTGCAGTGTCGGGTTTGCGTCGCCGCCTGACTGGCTTAAGCCTTACGCCTGTTTGAGTCAAGGTGAAAAGATGCGGGTGGATATTGCACGGGCTCTGCTTTTGAAGCAAAACCGTATTGTCTTTGACGAGTTTACCAGCGTTATCGATCGCGAAGTTGCCCGCATGGCCTGCATCGCCATAAGCAAGGGGGTACGAAAAAGTGGAAAACAACTGATTGTTGTTACATGCCACCGGGATGTCGTCGATTGGTTGGAGCCTGACTGGGTCCTCGATACGGACAAAATGGCTTTCGATAAAAAAAAAGAACCCGACAGCCGCTTGAGCTCAAAATCTTCCGAGTTAACGCTGACCTTTGGCGAGTGTTTAGGCAGTATCACTATCTAAACGAATCCATGGCTGTTGGTTGTCGTTGTTTTGCAGCTTTTCTGGATGGCTTGCCGGTTGCATTTATCGCTGTTCAGAGAATCAAAATGAAGGCCGAGTATAACCGTGTTAGCCGTCTTGTTGTTTTGCCTGATTACCAGGGTGTAGGCATCGGTAGAAAATTCTTGACCTTCATCGCTGATTTCCACAAGCGCCAATCGCATATCCCCTTTCGAATTGTCACAAGCAACCCGCAGCTTATACGCGGTGGCTTGCGGGGTTGGCGCATTACTCATGCTGGGCGCGGAGGAAACATTAACAACAGGGGTTGGCAAAAGTCGATGCGGCATGCCTACACTGGCGGGGCGCAAGATCGGCTTACGGTTAGCTTAGAATATTTGGGAGTGCCAAAGCCATGAGGCGATTCTACTTTTTGGTAGAAAAATCGGGGGTAGACCTTTGAGGGAAGCACTTTTTAGGCGTCGGCAGCGGATGGTCCGCCTCATTGCCATGGGGAACGGCCTAAGCGCGGTTGTTCAGGCATTATCTTCAGAGTTCAAGTGTTCGGCTAAGGCAATTTACAAGGATTACGAGCAGATGGATACCTGGGCGCATGCCATCGAGCAGGACAAGCAGTTAACAACGATTCTTAGGGCTCGGCTGGATTTTTTGAATCGTGAAGCCATGGGGTTGTTAACTGAAGATGGCGACAAAAAACCGCTTAGTGTGAAGGATAAGTTTGTAAAGATTGGAGCTCTGAACACTTCGCTAAAAATTACAGTGGAGCAGATTAAGCTTGCGCAGGAACTTGGGCTTGTGGAGCGGAAGCCTGAGGTTATCCAATCTGCAGTGAGCTTGGCTATGCCGTTTGAGACGTCGCCTGTAATCAAGGCTGCCTACGAGAAACTTGCTGAGACGCAAAGGGCTGAGAAGGATGCCGCTGGAAAAGCTAAACCTGACACCGGGGCTTGATTTTCTCCGTTACTGTCCACATCCAGCGCAACTTCCTTTCCACGCCGGTAAAGGTGTCTATAGTCAACGGGCTTGTCTCTGCGGGACTGGTTCTGGGAAGACGAAAGCTGGGCTTGCTGAAGATGTTCGCTGGGCGCTTGATTATCCTGGAAGTGTGGGCTTCCTTTTTGAGCCGTCTTATCCTATGATGAAGCGTATTCTTTTCCCGACCTTGGAAAGCAAGGACTTCTTTGGCTGCGCCTACCCGTTTACGCAGAACCCATATGTGACGGATTTCAACCGTGGCGACATGCGGCTGGATTGGTTTAACGGTTCGCAGTGGTGGTTTGTCTCTCTTGACGACGCAGAAAAAGCAGAAGGACCCAACATCGACTATGCTCATATTGACGAGGCGCGGCTAGTTCGCCATTTTGATGCTGCATGGTTAACGGTTGTTAGGCGTCTTCGCAAAAGTGGCCGCTGTATGGTTCCGATCCAGCCCAGCATTTGGCTTACAACTACGACCGATGCTCCCGGAAGCCCCTTGTACAATGTTACGGAAAACCCAGAGACTAATTCGCCTGACATGCGGATTTACCGTTGGAGCATCTTTGAGAACCCAACTTTGCCAAAAGAGTTCATTGCTGAGATTGTGCGGACGCACACGGGCGGCTTAGCTGATCGCTTCATCTACGGCAAATTCGCCACTGTCGCCGCAGGTAGCTTGCCCTTTGACTCCACAAAGCATATTCGAGAATTGACTGATAAGGCATTGATCGACAAAGTTAGCTATGGAGTTGACTTTGGTTGGAGTGCACCCTCGGCAATTGTGGTAAACGCTTTTGACCCTGACGGCAGAGCCTACGCAGTAGATGAATTCTACAAGCGAGAGACAACCGATGAAGAGTTAGCTGAGGCTGCAAAAGAGCTACAAGATGATTGGGGTAAGGGAACCTTTTGGTGCGATGCTCGCTTTCCTCAATCGATTATGAAGTTACGCCGTGCAGGATTAGATGCTAAAGTCTATACTTTCAAACGGGAGGATGGCCTACGGGAGCTTGGAAGCCGCTTAACTCCTGCAAGTGACGGGCAGCCTCGACAGTTTATAAGCAAACGCTGTGTCAATCTCATCAGCGAATTGTTGGAGTATCGAGAAGACATCAAAGAAAACGACCACGCAGTGGACGCTTTGCGATATAGTTTGCCGCTTGAACTAGAAGAAAAGCCGTTTCTCTATGTGATTAGGCGTTGAGTTTTGATGAAGCGTGTTCGAGAAATTAGGTAGTTGATTAACCCCGTCCACCCTAACAAATTACATTTCTTTATAGGTTCCTGCAAAAGGGTTCCAAGAAATTAAAAGCAAATTATTATTTCGTGCAAAATCTCTCTGTAACGATACGCTTTTTTCAACTCCAGTGAAGGCTGAAAAAACTAACATTCGTGTCTCATTTTTTGGAATGCCCAAATCAATAAGAAAATAGGTTAGCCTATCCAAAGAATTTTGCAATAGTTGAGTTGTATCCAGTTTTTTACAGGTAATTTCCCCGATTATATGCTTGTTACCATCAAAGCCATGAAATAAAAAATTTGGCCGCTTTGTATTGTTAACTATTATCTTTTTAAAAGTAAAATAAGCGTCAGAATATATACCTACCAGATAATCATTTATGTCTTTTTCACGCCTCGAAAATTTAGAGGGAAAAATAGAGTCGAATTCTACGGGCTGTAAAATGCGTAAAACTTTATTTTCAATGCCCCACTTTCGAAAATTGTTTAACTCTTTATCGGTACAGCGAAGAACATTTCTTTTCTTGGCTTCAGCCATCAAGATACCCATATTCCTCTTTGATGAAAGAACAGCAGTGAGATTAGTCTTAAACCAATTCATCCAAGCGTCTTCTTTCTCCTGGCTTATAACCCAATTATCGTAATCCTCGTTGGGGTCGATTTTAGGGAATTCATACTTTCTTCTGCTTCCATGACTTTCCGAAACTAGACCAGGACGAGTACTGAGAAAACCTTTTACGAAACTGTTTCCATGCCTATCCTTAACCATATCCTTTATCCCTCTTTTTGGTATTATCTAAGCAAGGGCTGAGTTTTACTTTCATATTTAATCAATTAATCAAGAATTGATAATATGATTGTCCAACGCTTGGCAATACGTTCCTATTCTGGTGCCTTCTCCATAACAGTTTGTATGGTAGCCCCAACAGCATTTAAAGACATATGCAGAAGCCCTTCGAGTGTCCTTATTAAGAACTTTTATTACACGTTCGCCTGAATGTTTTGCCCTTTGAACTATGCTGGCATATACAAAGAAAGGCGTCAAAGACTTTTCAGTTCGTAATGTAAGTTCGCCTTTACTATGCAAAAAATCCCATGCTGTGTTAAAGTCATTAACTAAATTAACTGTACGTTGATGAATTTCATATTTAGCCATGTTATAGCCCTCTTTTGAACATGTAGAGATTGCTTTAATAAAGTTAGTCTTAGCATGTTTAGAGTGCATAAAAGCGCTCGTTTACTATATGTTAATTCTTATAAGCGCTGTTTTATGATAGGGCTATTTTGTGTAGGCAGCTCTGGGGAAAGCGGTGAGCTTATGTCCTCTCCCCGGGGCTGCGGGCTTGCCGTTTTCTCCATGGGTTGACGACCAGGAAAGGGCTAAGTTTAGTGGCGCGTCATCCTGACTTCGAGAAAATCTATTCGACTTTTATGCAGTACTATAGTAAGGACCCTAAACTTGGTGAGGTGCGTTATCAGCAGTGGCTCAAAGATAGCGGCTTAGATGAGACAAGGGGCTACTATGAGCAAGGAGTTGAGCGTGCCCAAAATAGGCAGTCATTTGCGTGGGCTGATTTTTTGCTTCAATTCGTCAAGGAAGACAAAGATGCCAAGTATTACAAGGTTGAAGCTCTGTTTCCTGTTGAAAGCATGAATAAGACCTCGCCTCCTTTTACACGTGACGAGGTTTTGCAGGCTGCTCGAACGTTAACTGGGAAACCAAGCGACCTAAACCACGACCACTCGCAGATGCTTGAGGGTGTCGAGATTGTGGCTGCGCAGTTTGAGGATGACTGCGTTGAATGCCTCGTTCGCGTGCCTAAGAATTCGCCTCTAAATGGCATGATTGAGCGGAAAGAAATCGTCAGTGTCAGTATTGAGGGCGATTGGAGTCATGGCTTGCCAGGTCAAGGACTCGTATTAACTGGCTTGGGCTGGCTGACTAAGAAGACATCTCTGCCTGGTATTCCGTTAACTCGCATTGTTCCAGTGGAGCAGCTTGTCGAAAGTTTTGAGGTTAAAACTCAAGTTTTGCAGTGCTTCAAGGCAGGTTGTAAAGGTAAAGTTAAGCTGGAAGCTCAGCAAGGCGACGGCGTCCCAGTCTGTGCCATATGTGGCAAACCTGCAGACTATATCGTGAGTATCTGCGAAAGCTGTTTCGATAAGGCGGGTGGGGTAGTTTCAAGTTACGAGGGTGAAAAATTGGATAAAGAAGAACTTAAAAAACTCGTTCAAGACGGAGTTAAAGAAGGACTCAGACAAGTAGGTGTTACTGAAGCTGAGTGGGATAGCAACTATATTGACAATTTGCCGGATGATTGCTTTGCCTACATTGAGGCTGGCGGACAAAAAGACGATCAGGGCAAAACTACGCCTAGAAGCCTAAGACATTTGCCGTACAAGAATGCGGAGGGTAACTTGGACGCCGACCACGTGCGAAACGGTTTGGCTCGGTTAGATCAAACTGAGATTTCTGCTGATGCAAAGAAAGCGGCTATGAAGAAACTCTGTGCCGCCGCAGCTGAGCTTAAGATTGAAAGCACCGTCTGCAACCTTGACGGCGCAGCCGAACGTCTCCAAGGTGAACTCATCCAAACTAAAGAAAAGCTAACGCAGGTAGAAGGCAAACTCGCTGAAGCCAACGGTACCGTTGAGAAGTTAAAGCAGCTTGTGCCCGGTGTTGATTTGCTGTCGAATCCGTCTAAGTTGATGCCTGTTTCGGAGTGTCTGGAGCGTTTGGGCCGTTGTGACTTGCCCAAGATGCAGGAGAGGCTTTCGCTGGGTAATCAGCTGCAGGCTCAGAAGGTTCGCAGGGAAATCTTTGAAGTTAAGCAAAAGTACGGTGTTGCATAGTGGCTAAGGAAAAAAGCTTCTATGAAAAAAGTAAAAGCCAAACTCTGGATAACACTGAGTTGGCGGCTTGGCTGCGTGCCGTCGAAGACCGCTTAAACAAGGGGTCAACTGGGTAATGGCGGCACTTTTTATACTCACAACTGTGGGGGCGAGTACCAAAAGACGAATTTTGGGAAAGCTGAAAACTTTTGGAAGGTCGATTTAGATGGCTGATTTAACTGGCAAAGCATGGATGGCTGTTGGTGAAACTGACGATCCAGAAGCGGTTATTGAAAGCTATGAAGCTTTTGAGGAAGTGACTAAGGGCTGGGCTGTTGAGTTAACTAATGATGGCAAAGTTCGTGTAACTGCTACCTCTTGGTATGGCTTTGGTGTTGCTCTCAAGTCAGTTGCTGCTGGCGAGATGGTTCCTGTCCTGCGACGGGGCAGAGTTAAGATGACTGCCAACGGCGTTTTCTCCGCTGCAGGTGTTGCGGTTCGTAACGCCGGCGGCGGGAAAGTAACTGAGCTTAACGATCAACCTGTAAACGAGGGCGGCGCAGGGCAGTACACGATCTATTACAGTCGAAAGCTGGGCACTGCATTGCAGAAGGCTAACGCTGACGGCGACTTGATCTTCGTAGATGTGGGGAGCTAGATATGAAGCCGAAACTTTTTGAGTCTGTGATGCAGAAGCAGGGCGAACAACGCATACTCTATGAGAAGCTAAAGCAGAGCAATACTTCGCCGTGGTTTAAACGCTATACCGCTGTAGGCATTAAAGAAGGCCTCTTCAGCGACTCTGCAGGCGCTTTAGGTAAGCTTCATGATACTTTAGTGGAAGCTGCGTATCCTGAGTTGATTGGCAGAATCATCATTAATGTTATGCCGACGTCTGAGGCTTTAGAGCGTTTTCCACTTGACGTTGATGCTGTTGCTTACCGGTATGCTGAGGGAGCCATGACACGTTTAAGCGGCAAAAAGAACACAACGGTTGACATAAACACTGATAAGCTGGTTGATTCCAGTGAGGAGTGGACGCGTGAATTCGTTGAGGACGCCACTTGGAATGTCATGGATAACATGGTCGGTAAAGTCGGCAGAGCACTTGGCATCAAAGAAACCGAAGACATAATCAGCATGTATGATGCGATCGCGGCTGGTGATCTAGCGGGCGGTGCGGCTTTGAACGGTGGCGGCGCCGTATTTAGCTGGACAAAGATTCTGGAGCTGTACAATGCTGTACGTGGGCAGAATTGGCGTCCCACGGTGTTAGCGGTTAATGAGACACAGTTGAACCAATTGCTAAACGATGACAAGTTCATTCATGCGCAGTATTTGCCGAGCGGTGAAACAGATATCGGGCAGGGTGTAGTCGGTAGCGTCTTGGGTATGAAGGTGCAGGCTAGCACTTTGGTGCCTAATGGTACTGCTTACGCGATTGATACCCGTGTTGCTTCTGTTATGCTTCTCCGCCGAGATGTCACAGTTGAGGATTGGGAAAGCGTAAAAGAGGGCAAGTATGGTGTCCGGGCTTCTACCCGCTATGGTCTAGGTGTCTTGCGTGCGAATGCTGTTGCCAAAATGACCAACATCAAAACAACGCTGACCTAAACACACGTCAACGAACATCAACTATTTTCCCCATTTTTTGGGCTTTTCAAATTTGCGAGGTCTAACCCATGAGTAACGTCTTCAAGAAAATCCGTGAGGTGCTCTCTTATGCGCCTGCTGGGGGTGCGGCGTCCCCAACTGGTAGAGTATTTTACGATACCTCAAATATCCCCTTAGCAAAAGTTATGGAGCTCTACGACCGCGATCCAACCTGTAAGAGTAGTGTGGATCTCTTGGCGGCTAGCACGGTTGGTATGGGCTTCTATACTACCATGGACGAAAAATATGAGAAGGCAAAGGAAGCCAAAGCAGCCGTTGATAGCTTTTGCGAAGACGTTAACTTGGATGGCTTGCTAAATGATATGGCTAAGCCGTTGATTGGCTGCGGGAACGATTTCTGGCTCAAATTAACACCCGATAAACTGACGGATACCGTGCGTATGCCCATAGATGCGGTCCAACGTATCGGGTTAAGCAGTGTTTCTGGCCTGAAGCTTCCCTACAAAGTTACTGATTATCAGCTCAAAAGCATCTACGCTGGCAACGTTGGAAACGGACTTAAACCTGAAGCTGTTATCCATTGGCGTCTAAGCAGCGACATCCCGTCAGGTTTTGGTGTTGGTTTGCTGCAGGTGCTCTTGCATACATTGCAGGTTGACTCGGATGATAAGAGGCGTCCAGCTGTTGCTTATATGAAGGCCAAGATTGAGCGGATTATGCCTAAGATTTTTGAGAAGTATGCGGGTCCTGACGTTTTGGCGATGCTTGAGGGCACGGATTTGGAAACTTGCAAGACCTTTGAGCAGGCTATTAAGAATCGTGGGGAAGAGGGCGCTTGGCTGTTCTACAACAAAAAAATCGACGTTAAGCCTGTGACGATTGACCCGCGGGCGCAGGGTTTTGTTTACTACATCGACCATATTATTAATCAGTTTTATTTGGGCTGTGAGACGCCGTTGCCTCGGCTTTTTAGCACTCCAGGCTTCACGGAAGCTAGTGCAAGAGCAGCGTTGGATTTGCAGGATATGCTCATTAAACCGATTCAACGGTATGTGAAGCGGCAGGTGGAGCGGGAGATTTTCTCGCCTATTGTTGCTCAGGCTGGGTTTGATGCTGCTAAGGCTAAGGTGCGGTTGAATTTTGGTAGTCCTGAAACGCCCGAGTTGGCTGCCGCTGATTTGATTAAGGCTGCGGAGAGTGGTTTGATTCGCCCAGAAGAATTTCGTAAGAACGCGGTTAAGTTTGGCTGGGAACTTTGGGATACGAAGTCGCAGTCGGTATCTTCAGATGCTTAGCTGGGGTTTTGGGCTTATAGGTTAAGTCTTTTATGCGGTTTGTTGCCTAACACTTGGTTATAGGGTTTTTTTGGAAAAGCTATTTTAGGCATAATTCGACTTAATGGCTGTATTGTTTGTTAGTAGCGAGGGCTAACTTTGCAGAAACAAGAAGAAAAAAAGTTAGAACTGCTAAATAAGAATAATCAACCAATTCAACAGTTGCTTCATTCCTCAAACCAGAATTTACCTTCGCAACAGATTAAGAAATATCATCAATATCGACGTTTTAGGTTTCAACTTGCTAAAATTCGCTTTCAAATGTCCATGCTTGTAGTTGCATTTTGCGTTGCGGGTTATGTTGGGGTCCGTTATTGGATTTCGGTAGCGATACCTGTTGGATCAATGTCAAGTTATGCTTCACCGTTTTGGGGTAGCTTTCCTCCAGATTTTGGCGCACAAGTTGGTGCAATAGTCCTCTTTGGGCTTTTATGCATGTTTTTGCTTGGAAGGATTAATCCAGATATTGCAAGAAAAATGAGACAAACAGAACATAGTTAACTTTACTGTTGTTAGCGTTGTTATAGGTTAAGTCTTTTATGTGATTTATTGGAAAATTGGCTAGTGCATATTGCGTCCTGAGGTTTAGTCGGTTGGTTGATTACTGCACTGTGGCTAATGTGAAGGTTGTTTTGCGGATTGAGTCAGCAGTAACTACCGAGGATGATGAATTGATGGATTGTATTCGTGATGCCGCTGTTAAGGTGGATAACATTTTGAGGGCTGCTGGTTTAGCGGTTCCTTCTGAGGTGCCTGATGCGGTGGGGATTGCGGCTAAGAATTTTGCTGCTTGGCTGTATAGGCGTCGCCGTGACCCTGTTGGTTCGCAGGTGTTTTATGACGATGCAAAGGAGGCGCTGCAGGATTATGTTAACGCTGAAAGGGCTGTTGATGTGCCCTATGTGGGGGTGGCTTAGGTGACGTTGCAGACTTTGGTTTATCATGTCAGCGAAAAGACATCTCCCGAATTTACAGTTCATATTCCAAGCGTACAGGAAGTTTACCGGCAGATTCTAGTCGCCAACGACGGGAAGGTGCCCAGTGTGGTTTTGCTTCCTGAGTATAATGCTCATGTGAGTTGGGCTGATGAGGCTGCTTGGATAGTGGCTAATTTCACGGGTATCCCTGTTATGGTTGATTGTGCGGGTGGGTGGGATACTGCACAGTATGTGACGCCTGAACGGTTGGCGGCTTTGATTACAGCGGGTGTTCAGGTCCAGTGGATTCGTATTGCAGAGCTCGTGAGTTATTATGAGGAGTGGCTGCACGAGCCGTTCCCGGATGCTTACGTTTTGAGCTTATTGCAGTTCTGCCGGGATAACAACATCAAAGTTTACTTTTGCGAGTGGAAGATTGCCGCCTTCGATAAGGTTCTGCAAGTAATCGCTGGATACGAAGACATTGTCACGGTTGGGTTTAAAACTAATTCGGGCGACATGGAGCCGGCTGCGGCTTTCAAGTATCTGGTTGACAAGCTAAGAGCATCTTCTCCGTACCCTGAGCATTGGGGCGCTACTGTTGAGACTTGGTATTGGGAAACACGGCATCGCGGGGTATTCGCGCATCCGGAAGCTAGCGTTTTTGAACCTAACAACATGCCTGTCTCTTACATGGTCTGTCATGCCCAAGAAGCAGTCAATATGCCTACGGTTTGGTACAGTGGTGCAGAGCTGCTGCAGTTTGAGGCGTATTGGTGGTTTTTTGAACATACCACTGGAAAAGCACGTGAAAGCCTAAAGACTGTCCACCAGTTCTTGAATTCCCAAGTTGCCACAGCTCCAAATAGCACAGTTATCTTGGAAACGCTTAAGGCTGAGTGGATTGGCGGTCCCGCTAAATCTGAGATTGCTTGGCTAGATGGCAGGGCTTCGGCAATTTCAGAATTTGACATTCAGCCTTCTAAATTTGATTTTAAGAGTATGCCTCAGAAGTATGCGGTTAGCTGTTACAGCGTTGGTGAGAGCGGAAACCGATGGCTGCGCACTGAAACGGTGGCGGTTGAGGTTTTGGTTAAGGTACTTGGGACTTCTCTGCAGAAAGCTTGTTTTGAGCGCGACCGTATTCGAGTTGAGGTTGAGAGAATCCTATTTCTCTATAGCAGGCTGGGGCCTCTTTGGGATCCTGGCACTGGCATTATGCATCGACGGGTAGTGCCCGGCTTGGTTGATATATCGGTTCCTCAGACAACAAACAAGGTTGATGATGCGACTTTTGCGCGGGTCACTGTGCAGGTTCGCTGTCAATATCTGCCTAGAAAGTTGTGGGTGGCAAAGTAATGGAGAAATCATGTATGAAAAAAATTAATATTCCGATAATGGAGGGGTTTTAGATGCCTGTTTATCCAGGCGCTGGCTCAAAATTCAACTATATTTTAGAGTCTTACTTAGGTGCTCCGCTTCCCCCAAATCCGCCGTTCAAGACTATTATCGCCGATGACATTGTTCCAGATGTTGATCCTGCGCTGGTTAAGATTCGGGGATGTGGCACGCGTGATCTGGTGGCGTTAAAGCGTGGTTTGCTTAAGGCTGGGTTAAAGATAGCTTATCCGTTGCCGTCTGATGACATCATGAATTTTGTTCATCATGTCGTAGATTGCTTTGCTCTTACCATATCAGTTCTTGATGAAGGACCTGATGAGCTAGTGGATTTGCTCTATACTGGCAGCCGCATTGACAAGGCCACTATTTCCTGTTCAATAGAAGATGTGTTGCGTGCTGAGTGTGATTTGATTTCGCAGGATGTTACCGGTGCATCTGCTAAGCCTGCTGGGGCGACTTATCAATTGCTGGGCGGCGCGGTGTCATGGGCTGATGTCCAAGTATTCAAGGGTAATGCTGACGGGTCTAATTTGCAGCCTTTTGAAGTAGCGACTGACTGGAAATTTACTATCGCTAATAATATCAAGCGTATTGGGGTTATGCGTGCAACAAACCCAACTAAACCCAAATATATTACGCCTTGTCAGAGGGATCTCTTTGGCGAACTAACTTGTACATTTGAGAATAAGGATCAGTATTATGCTGCGGCGGATGGGGCTTTTAGCTTAAAGTTCGATCTTAGCGCTGGAAAATATTTCCTATTCAAGGATTGTCAGTGGGATAAAGTGAGTTCTACTCGTCGTCCAGACGATGTTGCCGATCTTAAACTTTCCTTCACCGCTCAATCCTTCTCTGATAGTGAGGCTTAAAAATGAAAAGCGAAACTCTGAGTCTTGACAATCGTTTCGGTGAAGAATTCGCCGGCAAATACGTCTTTAAAGAGATCACTTGGGCTAAGCGTAGTCGTATCATCCAGAAATACACTAAGTACAACAACGTCACTGGCGACGTGCTGAGTAGCGATTATGTTTCCATCCAAGCTGAAACTATAATGGCTAGTCTGCATGGCCAACCTGAGAAACATCCCATTACTCTTGAGCGGCTTCTCTCTGAAGACTCTGAAAAAGGCTTACCCTATGACTTAGTTGATTTATTAGCGCAGGTTGCAGGGCGAGTATGTTCTTTAACTATGGAGGAAACAGCTTTTTTATCAAATGCATCCGACGGCAAAAACCCCACCCCGTCGTCACCGACTTTAGGCTCTGCAAAGAATTCGGTTGGACCCCCACAGAACTTGCCAAGCAGCCCGCCAGAGCCATTCATCAATACATAGTAATCCTCAATGAGTTAGATCGTCAGGCTGAGGAAGAAAAGAAAAATGCAGAGAGGCGCAGGTAAACGGTGGAAGTAGCATGTGACGTCGATGGAGTAGTTGAATTTCAGGATGCTATGCTTAGGCTTGATTCTGCCCTTCAAGATCAAGTTTACCGCTATTTGGCTAGTTGGGCTGCTGATGTTAAGGCGTTGGCGATGCAGCTTGTGCCAGTAAAATCAGGGCGTCTGCGAAGCAGTATTTATGCGGTAGTTAAGGACTGGGTCGTTAACATTGGCGCCGATGCAACCTATGCCTATTTTGTTGAAGCAGGCACAAAATTTATGGCAGCTAGGCCTTATCTGTTCCCAGCGATCCAGCAATACCTGCCCCAGCTTGAGCAGCTAATCATCGCAGCAATCGAAGCGGCTAAACAGGAGGCTGGGCTTGCTTGAGTCTACGTGACATAAGCATTGCCGTCAGAGCTGAGAACCGAGCGTCATCGGTTTTTCGATCCATATCTTCTGATGTTATTAATTTGGGTGTTTCTTTTGGGGCTTTGGATTCGTCAACTGGGCGAGCTGTAATGCAGGTGTTTACAGTCGTTCGGCTCATGACTAGTCTTAAAGCTATTTTAGCAACTACAACTGCTGCTCAGACTGCTCATAATGTGGCTGTTGGAGCTGGGGCTGGGGTTCAGTCTACTTTAGCGGTTTCCACTGCTGGCGCCATGTCTGCTCAAGTGGCTCAGAACACTGCAACTCAAGCAGGCATCGTTTCCCAGACTTTGCATGCTATCCGATTAGGCATTACTTCAGCTGCCCATGCAGTTTATTCGGCTGCTTGTTGGGCTGCGACTACAGCGGCTAACGCCTTAAACATCAGTACTGCGACGTTTTTGGCTTTGACGGGTGTCGGAATCGCTGTCATTGCGGCTGCCGCTGCGGCTGTATGGAGTTTTGCTAATAGCATGAATGCTGCCTCATCGAGCGTACAGAAATTCAATAGTGTTAGTGTTGATACGCCTTCTCGGATGCGAAGTATCCAACGTTCGGGGGAAAGCGTTCAGCAAAATAGCTCTGGTGTTGATAATGCTACTATGTGGCGGCGTGGGGTAGAGGGTATCCCTTGACAGTCTTTACTATTCATTGTCAGGACCAGTATGGTAATCCTGTTGCTGGTGCAACCGTTTCTATTCTTGAATATGGGACAATGGATGCGGGTACGACCGACGCAAACGGGGACTATGTAACTATTGACTTAGCCTTTCCTACACCATTCTTTCAAAGTCAGTATTATGAAGTAGTCGTTTATTACTGGGCTGCAACAAATCAGCCGACAACTTTAATCGCATGGGATACGCCTCAACCTGTCATTTTAGTTTTGAATTTGTATGAGGGGCAGGGTCAAGAGGGCGGTTTAGGCTCCAAAACCTTAACCATAAATGCTAATCCAGCCGAATGCAACCATATTATCGCTATTAACGTGGGGCAGCAAACCTCTGAAGTCTTTGTTAATTTCCCTGCGGCATTCCATTTTAATCCCGAGGACCAGATCAGTTTAGAGGCTTTTCCCCAGTCTGGCTATCAATTTGATGATTGGGGTGGTGGAAACAATGCTAACCCCTACTATTGGTATCCGGGAGATGATGCTTCTATTTCGGCAAGGTTTCATTGGGTCGGTTTGCCGCCTACTAACACGGAGCAAGTTATCAATGTTCCTAAGCCGATTGTTGTTTTTGGTAACGTCTTTGTGCCTGAAACAGATATTGTTGAATGTAAGGTTCATTTGGGGGCTACTAAGGAAGTTAGCAGTTTTGAAGTTACTGTGCAGAATTGGGGTAAAAAGTATAGTCCAAATGGTTGGCTACCGATTCAGGTGGGTGCAACAGGCGGAATTGGAATATGCCGTATACCAAATAACCCTAATGTTTTGCCGTTGATTTCATTGAAGGTTGAAAATATCAAGTACAATTCGAACCCTGTGGAGTCATATTGTGTTGTTAGTGGTCGCTGCTGGGGTGAGCGACTGTTTGCGAAAAAAGTAACTAAAAAATACGTGAATCAAAAAGGGGAAGCTATCGTTAAGGACTTGCTCGATAGCTATATTGGTTTGAGTCATATCCGTAACGGTGTGGAGTTAGTTGAGAACACTGATACAACTTATACTTTGTTGGATTATGAGGATACGTCTGTTTTTGATATTCTGACCTATATTGCTCAAACCGCCGACAAAAATGGTGTAATCGGCTTTGATTTCAGAGTTGCCCCCGATGGTAAATTTGAGTTTTTCCCAAAAAACAGTAAAACCTCGCTTGTGAATTTGACTGAGGCTCTTGAATCCAGCGAATATCAAAAAGACATCACGGCTGTCCGTAATAAAGTCACAATTTATGGCGCGGCAGAAAAATGCTATCCTGTTAATCAGGATGATTGGACTACAATTATTCATCCTGCCGATGGGGATTGGACAGCTGTAATCGGCGAAGTTGCCCAGGATAACACTAAAGCAGTCAAAGGAGCCGGATCCATAAAATGCCATGTTGTCAATAATTATGCCGGTAGCATAAGGTTTACGCTTTATGCGGGCAAAGAGATGAATGGAAATCTCTATCCGGAATTGATTTTTTGGGGTTGGATGCAAAATACCTTCAGAGGTCTTTTCAATGTTGCCCTTATTGATTCTGCAGGGAAAATTGCGGGAAAAGCGGTTAATGTAGGCGCTGATGAAGATTGGCATCAGGTAAAAGTCAGCGTAGGTGAAAAGAACGCTGATGACTGGTCAATTAACAATGGTTTTGATTGGATGCATATCAAAGTGATCCAGTTTAGTGCACCTTTTAATGGAGTTGGCTCGGGTGATTTCTGGATTGATAGCTTGTATTTTGGTGGGCGCCGTTTTATGGCAATTGAAGAAGATACGGCTAGCCAGAACACTTATGGTTTGCGTGAATATACCGATACCGACGATGAACTCTATAGTGATTTTGAATGTAGTTTGAGAGCCAAAGCGGTTCTTGCTAACCTGAAAGCTCCTGCTGAAATTTTGACTATCAATAGTACAGTTATCGATTATGGTACATCTGTGATTTTGGCAGGTGATAAGATTCATGTTCAGTTGCCTAATGAGAATATTGACGAGGATTTTCGGGTGGTTAGCGCCGAGTACACGGTGGATGGGGTAACTCAGGAGCTTTCGATCAAGTTGGAGCTTGGTCGTGAGGCACCGCTGCTGGCGGATTATGTGTATGCGTTGCGTTCGAAGGTGGACAAGGTTAACAGGGTTAAGGTTGCGAAGTGACGAGGCTGTAGATAAGACGCATGACGAGGATGCCACAAGACTTGCTAAGCTAATTGACGAATATAATTATGTATTTTAAACTAAGGGGCTTTTTTTAGGGTGATACTATAGAATATTGGGAAAGTTCCCATTCTTAAGTTTGAGCATAGACCAATAAGAGAGCTTGCCTGGTTCTATTTTTAAAATGCTTCTTCTTAGTGGAGTTCCCTTCTTTTTGGGTCGATGGTTGCGGAGATGTCAAAGCGTATCCGTTCCAAGTCGCCTTCTGTGAGCAGGTCCTCTTTTGTGCGTTCAGTAATGGCATCTTCTGCCATGTCCATGAGGAGGCATTCGCAGACTACACAGCGGTAAATGCCTTTTAATTCGTCTCGGAACAGCTTGGTTTTTGCCTCAACCATAACGGCATCGTCTCTGTTGGTGGCTAATCTGGGGATTTCAGGGCTTAATTTTTCAAGAAGAGCTTTTACTTCTTGCTCGGTTCTACGGCATATCCAGCATTCCTTTTCCTTACTCATCAGGTATCCACCTATCTGCACAGTATTTTTGTTTTTCTTTATTTCTTTTTGGCAACTAAAGGGTTCTCGCGAAGATTAAACGGCGGAATGTAACCTAATTGCCAACCGCGTAGTTATCCACCCGAAATACCGCACCGTAGGCTTAGGCGCCAAACTCATCCGCGACACCCTACCGCTGGCAGGCACCCGATACGTCGAGCTGATAGCGGTTATGGCAAAGTATAGCCCCTTCGCTGAAAAGGCAGGAATGCAAAAAATAGCTCAACAGCAAACAGTTGAAGGAATATCTGCCGTTTCCAAAGTGCTTTTAGAGTTAGGGTTTGATGCACAACTCTTGGCCAGCGAACGATATGTTATGGCAAAGCTTGAGAGCCTGCAACCAGAGCAGATTAAGGAACTCAAAGCAGCCTTCATTAAAAACAGCCATACACGGTTTAGGAGGGAATTTGCCGCTAGCCGCCATCAGCCCTTTGGGAAAGTGGTCGATTTATGTTAACTCTGTGCGCAGTGCCGAATTGCATGAATTGGGTAAACTAATAAAACTGGTAGGAATGCTTTCCCAAACAAAGGTTTACCTTTTTTGGTCAAACAGGGATTGAGTAACACTTTATAGTTAATACCTTGCATAAAACTATACGATGATAAACTGGCAATATTACCCTAAATCAAAAGCCATTCCGGCTCATCTTCTTCTCGTCACCCGAATTTTTAATCAACACGCTGAGGAAATAGACTCTGAGAAACATAACTTAGACAGCAATGGAGTCTTATCTATTCTTAGACAAAATTTGGTTGATAACCACTTTACAGTGGAAAGAGGCCAAAAAGTAGAAGATAAGATACCCGTTCCAGTGCTCTTTGGGCGAGAAGGTAGGCTTGAAAAATCCTTTCACGTAGATGCTTTCCACGTAGATACTGGAACAGTTCTTGAAGTAGAAGCCGGAAGAGCTGTGACAAACTATCAGTTCTTAAAAGACCTTTTTGAGGCTTGCATGATGCATAATGTCGATTACCTAGTTATTGCAGTACGAAAAATATACAGGACCTCACCGGATTTTGAGAGGGTGCTGACCCACTTTGATGCTCTTTATGCCAGTGGAAGGTTAACCTTGCCTTTAAAAGGAGTCCTTATAATCGGATATTAAGAAACACCAAAAATCTAAAATATTTTTTTGCCTTTCAAAGAGCAAATGAATTCAAGTGTTAACCGTTGCTGGAGTACGATAGATCCATTACATATTAGTTATCATGATAGAGAATGGGGGGTTCCTCTTCATGATGATAACAAGCTTTTTGAATTTCTGGTACTAGGTGGCTTTCAAGCTGGTTTAACATGGTGGCTTATTCTCCAAAGGCGAGACGCCTTCAGGAAAGCTTTCGATTTCTTTAAACCCGACAAAGTAGCTAACTACTCAACCAAAGACATTGAGCGTTTAATGCTAACACCAGAAATCATACACAATAGAGCAAAGATTGAAGCAGCGATAAACAATGGCAAATGCTTCCTAAAAGTCCAAGAAGAATTCGGTACCTTCGACAAATTCGTTTGGGGGATTGTAGGGAATAAAGTTCAAACTAACTCATTCTCTAAATTAGAGGAATTACCTTCAGAAACTGAGTCCTCAAGACATATGAGCAAAGAGCTTAAAAGAAGAGGCTTCCAGTTTGTAGGTCCGACAATATGCTATGCATTCATGCAGGCTGTCGGTATGGTAAATGACCACATAACTAGCTGTTTTAGATATGAAGAATTAAAGCAAAGGTTATAGCGCCAGTTTATCCAGCTCTTGCTTTAAACGGCCAACTTCATTATCCGAATAAAGAAAGAAGTCACCAACTTTTTTGACCTTAGGATTGGACATATCGAGGATTATATCAAAATGTTTTCCCGTAAAATCATGTCTTTGATTCTTAATTTGTCTCCCTAATCGACCGCGGGATGTTCCGACATAGCTATGAATCATGAAAAGGCTTCCCTTATACTTCACCATATGGTCAACTCCTGCCGCGACGTCGGTATCTCTGTCATAACTCACTTCAAAACCGCTCTCATGCAACAAGGCATTTAGGTGCAGATCACGGACTAAAGAGGGATATGTTCTTCGAAGCCTTGCCTCCAAACCTAGTTTGCGCTCAGGAGTTACAATAGTTTCTCTGAGGTCTAACGCATTAAATTCAAAATACTTCTTTACAAACTCTTCTTGTGATGGAACACTACCAGTTTCTTGAACGAGAGCATAAAAGGTATCCACAAACATCGGCAGCTTAATTCTCCATTCGATTTCTGGGTCTCTGACTCCAATAAATGTTAACTTGTAATCTTTTATCTGGTTTTCAATCTCTTTTGATGAAAGGCTCAAATTACACTTACCCCTTTCATACTGACTGATTATTTGAAGTCTTAAAGGCTAAACCTGCATTGCTGTCCCCGAAAGATTCAATCTGGTACTCGACCACTTTTACATTGTTAGATGCGGGCAAATTTGCCCATGATTTTGCCCCAATTACATTTGCAGTAACTGATTTGCTCTCAGGAAATTGATGTTTAACAAGCTGGACGTATTTCTCAGTTTGCTCAATGTCCTGTTTTTGCACAGCTTTATTTTTAATCTCCAATATCAGAAAATTTTCCTCTTTTTTGTCACATAATAATATGTCGATAGTTTCTTGGATATGCGGTGTCGGAACCATCTCTAAAATAATATTCCGAGAAATGTCTTCAAAAGAGCATTGCAAATCTGAATTGATTTGGGCAAACTGTTCGAAAACGGGATTATGAAAAACCGAACGGCGGTCCTTGAGCGCATGAATAATAAATGCATATATCTCAGCCTCAAAATCAAGAATATCATATTGACTATAGACGGAGAAATGCCTTCCTAAAAAGTTGTCATCTAAAAACGCAGCATCTGACGGTAAACTAGCTAAATTGTAATCACACGTTAGGGGCACAGTATTGGGTGTTGGTCTTTCTTTTCCCTTGGCCATTAAGTGTAAGAGAAATAGTGCATGTTTGTTTGTGATTGCGACAATAGATTTCTTTTGAGCAGCGCCAATATTCATTACAGCAGGATGTCGAAAGCCCCAGAGTCTAGGTTTAGACGGATTAATTTCAGACATCGCCTGGATTATTTCAAGATTATTGTTCTTCTTTCCTGATTTACTTCCGATGTCATTTACTATCGAGACGGGGGTCGTAAGCAGATTATGGAACACGAATCTAAATGGGAGCTGTTGTTCTTGTGAATCTCTTTGCAATGGTGACATGTACGCCATGTCGCTAGGATGAAATATTAGCGGGCAGCCTTTTCCCGCTTGAAGTTGAAATACACCATGGAACTCCTGTGCGCCAGGTACATCACCTGCGGTTCTGTAAAAGAAAATTAAATCAGTAGAACCAATATTGTACAATGAAGCAATAGCTCTCCACCCAGAAACACCGATCTTTGTTAAAGTAATGCCGTCCGCTCCTGGAAAGCCATATAGCCCTTTCTTTATGGTTAAATCGAATAGCGAATTGTTTAGATAACAAATATGGCCTTGAGCTGATGAATCGGATTCAAATGATGCCTTGATACTTTCAATCGACATGGCATTAACTATAGTTATTGGAGTTTTATTGCTTTTGTGAATTAGCATTAAATATTAAACAGAATTTCACATGGTTCCATTGATAACGCTAATTAACAGCACACGGGCTATTACCCTAAAAATAAGGAAGCAGCTATGATTAGACAACTATTGGACTTAAAAAGCCTATTACAGATTATAGACATATCAGAGCAGGCTTTTTGCAATTTACTCATTTCGGGTGTTATCCCCTACTACAAAGTCGGGGGGCAAAACAAGTATGATCCATCCGAAGTGGCACACGCCTTGCGGACAGTCAACCACGCCAATGTAGAGCGATTTAATTGTGGGAAGGTATATCGAGCCATAGACCTATTTGCAGGCGTGGGCGGAATCAGATTAGGTTTCGAGCAAGCGTTCCAAGAGCAAATAGAGTTTGTTTACTCCAATGATAACAACAAGTTTGCTGGTGTGACTTACAGGGAAAATTTCGGCGATATAGACATTGCAGACATCAACGAAGTTATCAAGGATATGTCAAGAATTCCTGAGCATGATATTCTTGTCGGAGGTTTCCCCTGTCAACCTTTTTCAATCGCTGGTGAACAATTAGGGTTTGAGGATAAAACCCGTGGAACACTGTTTTATGCGATTGCCAAAATAATAAGCGCTAAACGTCCAACTGCGTTTTTACTTGAGAACGTTAAGCATTTTCAGCATCACAATAAAGGACGGACATGGAAAACCGTAAAAGAGGTCCTTCAAAACGAGTTGGGCTACAAAACATACGATATCATTTTAAACGCAAAATATTTCGGTGTTCCACAAAATAGACCTCGCTTTTATTGTGTAGGGTTCAGAGATAGAGACGCGATTTTTGAGTGGCCAAAAGAGGATGGACCCATAGTTAAGCTTAGAGATTTCTTAGAACACGACGTTGATGAGCGCTACTATGTAGGTCAACAATATTTTAACAGTCTTAAGAAACACAGAGCAAAACATGAAGCATTGGGTCACGGGTTCGGTTACAGGATTCTTGATCCCAAGGGGATTGCTGGGACAATCGTTGTAGGCGGAATGGGTTTGGAGAGAAACCTCATCCAGAATAGTCCTCTGCCTAATTGCTGGAAGCCAGGGGATGATCCTCTGAAAAAGAAGAATTGCGAGGGCGTTCGCGTTCTAACTCCAAGAGAGTGCGCAAGGCTTCAAGGGTTCCCTGATTCCTTCAAGATACCCGTATCGGAAACACAAGCTTACAAACAATTCGCCAACTCGGTAGCGGTACCAGTGATAAGAGCGATTGCACAAAATATGCTGCTAACACTTCAAGGCAAGGGTAACCAAAAGGCAATATCTGCCTTCACTTAACCAATTGAGACATTTTTTGCTAACTTGTCTGAGCTTGAAACAGCCCTAAATTTCTTTCAACTGTTAGTATAAATACGCAAATCTTATAACACGTCGGATCCATTGAAATTCAGTGGCTCCCTTGCTTGCACCATCAAAAGGCAACGTCGGTGAAAATGACGAGATACTAATAACAAAAACCCTCTTGAAATTAAGAGGGAGATTTGTTCCATCATTGAATTTTATCATAGAAACTGTAGCGGATTATTCAGGGAGGATTCATAAAGACAATTCAGGCTTTATTACTAAAGCACCAGTTTCTTCGAAAAGAGATATTACCATTAATGGTAAAGGTTTCTCTTTGAAAAGTTCTCGTGCCGCACCCCCAGCGATTGTGAATCACACTACTAGGGAAAAATGGCTTAAGGTTTGCGACCGGCGTCAGATAACAATAGACTTGCTTGATGGAATGGTTTCAGAATACTGGAAACTTCGTATGGAAGGAAGAATAGGTGAAGACATTCATACGACCAGTAGTCTTTGCCCCTTCGGATGTACAAAAGAACATCAATTATATCTTAAGAAGTTAGTTGATTATTTTCTTTTTGACGGCACTGGTTCAGCCCTTTCCAACTATCCAGCGGATTACATTTTAGAGTTTAACGATCCATTGAATCCTAACACTTGGCGAATTCTAGATCGAGATACTGCTTTCTTTGCTGAATGGCCCAAAATGGTTTTTAGTATTCGTTCAAAAAAAGGGATGCCGTCAAATTACCCAAACATTAACCCCGCTCAAAAAGCCCTCATGGAACCATGGGTACGCTTTATCGACGGAGACTATCGAGGGGCCCTTCATATCCGAGCTAAAAAATAAGAGGTATGTTTATGGCAACCATAAGGGAACTTACGGATGTTTGGGCTGAAACTACGTGGAAAAAGCAACTAGTTGAGGTCAAAGCATCTTCTGTAGCCAAAAGCAATCTCCGCAAAGCCCTTGCAAGGTTTGGGCTCTTAAAACAACCGATCACAGGGGAATCCGTCACTAACCTTCCCCGGACAGAAGAGGGTCAGTTCCCCAAAGGGCTGGGCATAAGCTATACAAAGGCTTTTGATTCAGCATATTCTAAGAACCCCAAAAGGCTGCCGATTGTATATTTGTTAAACCTCGTTGAGAGCTTTGACTTCAAAAATTATTCAGAGGAGCAGTTCAGGGGACTTCTTGCGAGGGGGTTGCGGACTTTTCCGTCTTTGCTGAGGGATCGCGATTTCGCCGAGAACTTGAATTTGTTGCTACAAGCGAACGGTTCGGCAAAAAAAGGTTGGACGGCTGGCGTGGCGCCTGATGAGGATGTTGCGCAACATACGGATGTACTTTTAAAATATAACGGGGCGGTTTTTCGCATTTGGCTATATCAATTCTCGTTTGTTGGCCTCCCTCATGATATTGAGCGTATTCTGGGCCGAAGAGGGGAGCTGCCGCCAGGAAACCACATATTGTGCCCGCTAGACACCAATTTAGCTAGAAGGTTAGAGACTCTTGAGAAAAGAGTGGTTAGGTTTAAGAGCCGGCTAAAGGACAAGCAGGCAAAGTTTGAGAGGTTCTCTAACAAGAAATGCAAGGGAGCTCTTGAGTGTGTTAAGGGATCAGAACAGTTAGAGAAGGAAATAGCTGCCGCTGAGCATGAAATAAATAATATTCAAAACAAGGAAATCATCATTCAAAACGGCTGGTACTTCTTTGCCGAGTCCAAAGTGGCGTCGGTACTTAAAATAGCGCATGAAGTCTCAGATAGCAAAACAAAACCTGACGACTATGGCATAGTCTGCAAGACGCTTCTCGGCCCCGAGGAATATCTGGGAAAGGTTCAAGTTTTCTCCAAACCCTAATAACCGCTCATCTTTAGAGCTTCTCCAATGAGAACCTTGCATTTTTCGGGGTTCTTTAAGATGTCGCGCCCCCACAGTCGGATAACCGTCCACCCCTCCTTTTGTAGCTCTGCTGTTACTTCTCTGTCCCGTTGCATATTGCGCTCAATCTTTTTAATCCAAAACTCTTGGTTTGTTTTAAGTTCACTCTTTTTGTTTTCCCAGTCGTGTCCATGCCAAAATTCGCTATCAGCGAAAATCGCTATCTTTGCATCCAGATAGGCAAAATCGGGTTTGCCGTAAAGTTTGGGGTGCTTAACATAGACGGGGTTTATTTGGTTTAATAGCTCTTCGAGTTTGACTTCCAGCTTTGTCCCTTCGGATCGAATTCTGGACATGTTATAGCTGACAGTTTTTTTTGAGCGAACCATTCTTATTTCGCCTTAAGCGCCAAAACATGCTTTTTTGCGCATATTTTGGTGAAGTCGCATTTAGTGCAATCAATAACTTTTGTCTTGTGTTCGAATTTCTTTTTTTTAATGTTGGATATGACTTTGTCTATTTCTATTTCAGCTTGGCGAAGCGATGCTTTGTCGACGGCCACCTCATCGGGGTTGCTATTGTTCTCGTTAAGGTAATGTATGGCTGCTTTCTTCGGCTCAAGCCCTAATGATTTCAAACAAGCCAAAGCATAGAGTCTGAGCTGGAGCTCGTGATCTTCACGGTAGATTTTCTTGGGATCCTTGTCATCGTCTTCTGTCTTGAAATCAATTACTTCTACCGCTTTGAGTTTGCCCTGTTTGTCATATTGTTTGAGCAGATCAATTTGGCCTGTGATTAAGGCGCCGTTTTGCACAAGTTCAAAACGCTTCTCTGTTTCCAAGATATATTTGAAACTTGTTTGATGCAGCTTTACATAGTTCCTTACGACTTTTAGCCCGCCAGCCATGTAGTTATCAATGATTTTTGAAGTGGCGTACCTGAGGAAGAAATGCTTATCAAAAAGGGTTTTTATCTCTTGAGCGGTGGGCACTTTACCAGTCCGCTTATAATTCTCAAAGATCATGTTTAAGATATTGTGAATATTTTTCCCATAACCATACGCAGGAGGCAACGCTGTTTCATATCCAAAGATTTTGCGCAACAGATAATCTTGTCCGCAACGCCTATAACAATTAAGGTCACTAAAAGTTGTTGGGAAGCAGACCTCGTTTAACTTGCTTGGGGGAAAACCAGAGCGGTTACGTTTTATTTTTTTATTATTCGAAAAAGTCCCTGCTCCTAGAATTTCGGTTGCAAAATGGTGTGGTCGAAATGTTGCTGGTCGTTTGTAGAACTCACCGTCTGCTTTTCGCCTCTTCTCCGAACCTGTAATAAAGAGATACTTCATCGACCTTGTTATAGCCGTGTAGTAAACTCTGCGTTCATCTTCAACGTCTTCTTCATACTCTTTTAAAGGGTAAAGATGGTCGTCAACGTAATTTTTACTATGAGGTCTATGTGTTTCCTCAACAAATCCAGGTAGAAAAACAACTGGAAATTCAAGACCTTTCGCCCCATGAATAGTCATTATTCTAACAGCATCAACTAATGAGGGGTCATTTTTGCTTGTATCCTCGTAGGCAGATGCACCATAACCATATATGAAACCTATGAAATACTTGACCTGACTGGCTCGTAACCTTTTCCAAACTGATTCATAATCCGAAATTGCCCTGCTCAAAACTGCCAAATTGTAGTTGTAGACTTCTTCAAAGTCAAAAACTTCCGCGCCAAAGGCTTTGAGAACATTGTGGAAATAAGGTTGTAACCCTGACGCGAGATAGTCTTTTCTTGGCTTAAGCTTCGCCTTATCCAGTATCTTCTGAGCTTCAACCCGTTGCTTGTTTATCTCTAAAATGAATTTTTTGGCGCTAGCCTTGGGATAAATCGGCTTGCCCTTGTCAAACAAATTTACAAAAACCGTATTGTATTCATCAATTAATTGCCGCTCAGAAACTAGAGTCTCACCGTCTTTAGGCGGCACCTGGAAGATAAATTTTAAGCAATTCAGCGCCAACATAACTTCAGGCTTACTGATAACTTCGCCACCTATTTCTAACGCAGGTCTGAATCCGCATCGATGCAAATAAGCAGCGACCTTTGTTGCCTCCACATTTCGGCGCGTCAAAATGGCAAAGTCACGATACGTTAACGAACATTTCTCTCCGTTCTTATCCACAAAATCAGTACCTAAAAGTGCGTTAATCCTGTCAACGATAAATTGAAACTCTGAGTCTTCATCTGGAAAATGCCCATAGAATAAATCACCGACTTCCGAGGCATTATTCGGGATAGGCGAGGGCTGCATCTTTTTAGCAAGCCGATCTCGATTGGTTGAAATAAAATTCCGAGCGCATGTTATCACTTGGTCGGTGCTCCGGAAATTATGAGAGATATCTCGGCGTACCACTCCAGGGTAGCGCTTGGCAAAGGTCACCAGATTTGCTGGTCGGGAACCTCGCCAATTATATATGCACTGATCGTCGTCTCCTACAACGCAGAGACTCTCACATTTTACAGAAATTAACTTTATGAGCTTCTCTTGCAGTGGGTCAACGTCTTGGTATTCGTCAACAACTAAATGCTTAACTTTATTGTGCAGGAGTTTTCTGGCTTTAGGATCGCTTTCAAGTGTCTTAACAAGCCTATATATAATCTCGGTAAAATCCAAGTACCTGCCTTTCCTGAGATAATCCTGATATCTCTCACAGGCGATAACAAAGTCTTTGTTAGTCAATCTCTGCAGTTCAATATCCTCAGTCCTCACAAGGTCATAACTAGCAAGGAACCTGCTAAGAACAGTATATCGACTCGGCAGATATTGGGAGTTGGCGCCTGTTGCCCTCCTCAACGCCTCAATATGTAACCCAGGGTTTTTTTTGCCTGGATAATACCTGTAAGGCATAGAAACAAAAGCCATCCGTTTTGCTGGCTCCAAAATATCATACCCACGGTACTCTGGCTTCAACTCCTTGAGCATTTCAAAACAAAAACCGTGGATAGTTCCGATGTACATGTCACCGATGTCTGTTTTGCCGTTCCCCAAGAAAAGACGTATTCTTGTTTTGAGTTCTTCAGCTGCTTTCTCGGTAAAAGTGAAAGCAACTATTGTTTTTGGTAACGCACCGTTTTTTATCAAACGCACTATTCTTTGGGAGACAACAGTTGTTTTGCCTGAACCAGCGCACGCTATAATTTGGAGGTTGCCCTTAACAACACTGACTGCGGCCTCCTGTTCAGATGTCAATTTAAATGGCATTTAACGCCCTCACCTAACAGTTGATAAGGAGTGGTTATTAGACTTGTTAATTAAAACTTAATATTTTAAAAACATAGTAAAATCTTGTTAAGTCTTTTTTCGCTGTCTTGCATGCAAAAACCGAAATAAGCATCAATCCGATATCTGCCTAAACAGTTAGCATCAGCAAATAATGTGTTAGCCACTCCAAACCAATTGAAAGCTGAAATTCAAGGAAATAAGACCGCTTCAGTGGTTTTCATTGAGCTTGCTTGTTTTAGCCATCCGTTCGCTCAGCATGCGTATACGCTGTTGTAGGTTTCTTCGGAGACGCGAACTGTCTTCAATTCCCAAGCACCCTTGATACTGTAAGTAACAAATAAGTTATAATTCATTTTTACCCTAAAGCTGAACCTCAAAACAGGGATGGCACAGGAAAACGGCAAGCTTGACCTCTGCTGGCTAAGAGGTTAACAGGAACTTTTGGAAAATTGTTAAACAGATGAGTCCTCTTTTATGGTTACATCAAGTGTGCGTGTTGGAGGCTGAGATGTGGTTAGGTTTCAGAGGCGCTGGGCGAGCAAACGCTACAAAGGAAAGAGACTCCGCTACCCAATCTACTCAGTGAACTTTCCAACCGAGCTAAACGAGAAGGTTGAGGCTAAACGCCAAAAAGACTACACACTAAACTGGACAGAGCAAGAAACAGACCGCGAAGAGGTAATCACCTTAACCTTCACCCGAAACAAACAACAACCGCAGTGAAACGGTCTCGCCCGCCACAAAACCATTTTCAGTCGCAGCCCTGCTTTTTCTCGGCTAGAAATGCAGTGGGAAAAACGTTTCTAGCGCTAGAAAAACGCGAATAAACCCTCGGCAAAAGCCGAACAAACACCGACAAAAAACCGTGCGCTTCCGCTAATTTTTTACATGAGCCTGTCAATTTTGGCAACATGGCGTCTCTAACCAAATTTTGCCCAAGACATTTCTAGCGCTAGAAAAATTTTGAGGCGGGTAAAAGCAACAGAACGCCGGCGACAAGTGTGATAAGCCTCTTCTCTGCAGAACCTAAAGTTTGCTTTCTTTGCTTGGAGGGCAAACCAAAGGCGATGGCGCAGAACCGTTCAAGGCTTAACGTATTCAAAGGCCAAGAGAAAAAGCTAAACCTTGCCATATTCTTAGTTCTATCCCTCTCGGGACCACTGCCTGCGCTTAAAATATACAAACAGATCATCGCACAGAAAAAACTAAGCGGAACCCACCAAGGCAGCCTATACAAAAGATTAGACGACCTAGCCGAAGAAGGCTATCTCAGAATACTTCCTCCCCAGCCGGGCTCAAAGGCGAAAGTTTACGAGTTGACAAACAAGGCTTACTTGGCTGTGGTTTTAGAGGACGTCAGCCAGCAGGAGCTTGTTGATAAGGCAAATGAGGTAGACTCTGCAATTCTTGTTTTTGAAGTGTTAAAGATAATTGCGAATAACAAAGCTGCAGATCAGAAAGCGAGCCTTCAAAAAGAGTAGCCCTTATTTTTAACGCTATTTTTAAAAAACAATCCATTAAATTCCATTTGGCTTGGTTGGGTTTAACATTTTTAGTTAGTCTCCTTGTAGGGGTCTGTTAGGAGAGTCCCAAGCAGACTCCGCTAGGAGTCTCCACACAGGCGCCAACATTCCTTTATTTTTTCCGAGCGACACAGGTTTAGGTGTAACAAATTGGTTAACTTGATTGAGGACTGGGATGTCCTCGAAGAATACGCTGGCGAAAAACTGGGGTTCTACCAGATTCTCGCCATCGACGGGTCCGTTGAGATCCGTGTCATGACCGGAAGAATAGGTTTCAAAAAAGAGTTTAAAGACAGCAACGACAAACTGCTAAACCAAATCCTCGACTACTGCAGGAAACGCCGCTTCATACAGATCAGCGACCACCTCAAAGACGAAGACTTTTTCAAATAAGCCAAGGAGCAACTGGGGAATAAGTATGGATAAGCAAGTTGAATTTCTTGTAAAAATAAGAGACGCCAGCCTGATGCTTGCCGACGCAGCAAACCAATACATAGACGAACTAGCTCCAGCAGGATGCAAACAGGAGGAAACCAAACAAACCCTTGTGATCCAAGAGTCAAACTTTAACCTCTTAAAATTTGACGTCCAGCAAAGCGCCAAACTAGGCGAATACGAAATCGCCCATAAGCAGAGCAATCCAGCTGACAAGTGGAGTAGCGTCTACAATATCCTAAAAGGCGTCAACGCAACCATCAAAGACCGCTATCATTGTGAGGGCTACCAATACAGTTACTGGCTCTATGGGGAAGACAAAATCTACCGTCAAAAACTTAAACCCAAAGCCTAG